TGGTGGTCCAGCTGGAGTTCTATTTATGAATGATGATAGATTTGACCCTATTAGTGGAACACAACAAGCACAAGCACTTAAGAGAGCAGTAAGCGAGAAAGGTGGCTCTGCTAACTTTAATTCTATTGCGGTTAGTGGTTATAAAGTTGATTGGAAACAAATCGGTTTAAGTCCTGTTGAATTAGACATCATTGAAAGTGAAAAGTGGGATATGAAAGCACTTTGTAACATTTACGGAGTACCTTCTCAATTATTAAACGATGCCGATAACAAGACTTATAACAACCAAAGAGAAGGAGAGAAAGCATTGACAGTTCGTTGTGCGATTCCTTTGTTAGTTGGTATTAGAGATAACTTGAATCGTAAATTACATTCTGATTGGGGTTATCGTGGAACAGATATTTATGTTGACTTTGACCCAACTGTTTATGGTGAATTAGAAGCTAACAAAGCGGAGCAAGTAGAATGGTTAGATAAAGCGTGGTGGATTGCACCTAAGCAAAAGATGGATATTATGGGATTAGAGATTCCACCTTACATTGACCAAACTGAAATGGAAAAATTATACATCCCTTCAAGTTTACAAAGTCCAGATGAATTTCAACCATTAAATATACCAAATGAATAACGTACAAAAGTTCTTAGAATTAGCTAATGAGTTAATAAGAGAAATAAAGAAAACAACAGGCATCAATCGTAGTGGTATTACACAAGCTGCTTCATTGATAAGTCAAGGAAAAGTAATTAGTTCAAGAACTTGGAACAGACCAAGCGCAGCAGAAGAAAACGCATACATTGAGGAAAACGGAATGGCTGCTTATGGGAAATGGTTTTTAGGCATTGATGCAAACGCAGATATGGACACTAAAGAACATTGGCACTACATTTACACAAGTGATTTTGTAAACGTTGATAGAGCTGGACTTATTGCAATTAGACAAAGAGCAGGTCAACAAGGTCAAACAGATGTATTTAATGCAGCAGGTAAGTTACTTGAAAAATTAGACGCATAATGATTTGGCAAGATTATAGGAAACTATACTTAAACGCAATAAAAACCTATTCGCCTAAGTTCAAGAAAGAACTACAAAGGCAAGTGGATACTTATTGCGATACCCAAGATTTAAACGCTATAAGCGACAAAAAGATAAAAAAGACCATCCAAAACCTTCATATTGCAATGGGGGTTAAGATGGCACAAATTGCCGAGAAGAATGTTTCTAAGTCGGTTAAGGGTTATTTCGGACCAGAGGAGTTTAAGAATAATAAAACTGATTTGTTTACTTACCTTATGTTAGCTTATTTAGAACAAAAAGGATTAGATAAAGTAGCAAAAGAAATAACTCAAACAACTAAAAACCAAATTCAACAATACTTAATAAAGTCAGTTGAGGAAGGTTTGACAATACCTGAAACAATTAAGCTATTAAGAACGGCTGGGATAACGGATTATAGAGCAGAGATGATAGCAAGAACAGAAACAGGTAAAGCTGCAAACTATGGTTCTATGATTGGTGTAAGTGCAACTGGTCTTGTAACTATGAAAGAGTGGATAGCATCAAGAGATGCAAGAACAAGGAGAGTTCCACCAGATGCGTTTGACCATTTTAATATGGATGGAATAAAAATAGCATACGATGAAAAATTTAATGTTAAGACTAAGTACGGAGGTTTTGAGCAAATGTTACATCCTTGCGACCCAAGTGGAAGTGCTGGGGATGTTATCAATTGCCGTTGTACGTTAGGCTATGAAGCGGTTAGAGGAGAAGATGGTAAGCCAAAAAGGTTACAAGATAACCCACCAATGGGAGATATGGGATTAGTTTGGAATCTAATAAATAATGTGGCTTTGATGCAAATTTCTAATTTAATAAGAGATTTGTTAGCAGATTAAAAAAAATTAATAACTTTGTTATATGAGTAAGATTGAAAACAAAAGCTACAATGATATGATTTTGGATATTGAGCCAGAATCAAGAACAGTAAAAGCGTGTTGGTCAAGGATTGGAAACGTTGATTTAGACAATGATATTATCGTTGCTGAAGCGTTTACCAAGACTATCAAAGAACGTGGACCAAAAGGCAAGAATATGATTTGGTCTTTAGTAGACCACAAAGCTGATATGGCACATACTTTGGGTAAGCCTAAAGAGTTGTACATTGAAGGCGATATGCTTGTTGCGGTTACTGACTTAATAGAAACTGAATGTGGCGAAGATGCAATTAAGTTATATGAAGCTGGTTTAATCAATCAACACTCAATCGGTTTTAGTACGTTAAAGTCTGATGTAAATCAAAAGACTGGTGTGCGTACAATTACTGAATTAAAACTATATGAAGGTTCTGCGGTTCTTTGGGGTGCTAATCCAGAAACACCAACATTGGGTTTCAAGGGTGAGTTCAAAGAAACAAAAGAAAACTTATCAATAAGATTAGAAAACTTAATTAAGGCATTTAGAGGTGGTACATTCACAGATGACACGTTTGCTTTGATGGAGATTCAAATAAAACAAATACAAGCTGAATTATTGGCTTTGGAAATTACTGAAACAATCACTCAACCCGCTGAAGCAGTTGAGCCGACACCAGTGGTAGAAGAAAAGAATAATGAGGAAGTATTAAAGGCAATTAAGCAATTTAACAATCTATTTAAAAAGTAAAAATGGAAAATTTAATCAACGAAATGGCTGAGAACCTTAAAGGTTTTCAAGCTAATGCAGAAGCACAAATCAAAGAAGTGTCTGCACAAGTAACTGTTGTAAAAGATGAGTTACAAAAGCAAATCGACTCTCAATTAGCTACACAAAAGAAAGCAGCTAAGAAAGAAGTTAAGTTTATGGATGAAGTTATCATGGAAAAATTAGATGGTAACTTTGAAGCAATGGAGAAGTCTTTGAAGAATAGCGGTAAATTCCGTTTAGACTTATCAGATGTTAAGACAATGACTTTAAGTGGTAACTTAACTGGTGATTCTCAAGCATCTTATGCTCCGAACCCAGCTATCCAACCAGCACAAAGTTTAAACTTTAGAGATTTAATCCCTACTGTTAGAAGTGAGACTGGATTGTATGTTTACTATCGTGAGAACGCTGGTTTAACTAACAACATTTCTGCTCAAACTGAAGGTTCTGATAAAGGCGAGAACAACTACTCTTTAACTGAAGTTAAAGTTGTAAATGACTACCTTGCTGGTTTCTCTACTTTCTCTAAGCAAATGTTGAAGTCATTACCTTTCTTGACTCAAACTTTACCAAGAATGTTACAAAGAGATTTCTTCAAGGCTGAGAACGCTGCGTTTTTCTCTACTGTATCTGGTGCTGCAACAGGTTCAACTACAACTGCTGAAACTAACGATTTGTTACAATTAGTAGACTACATCGCTAACCAAAAGACTGCGAACTTTGTTCCTTCTTATGCTTTAGTATCTCAAACGCAAATGGGTCGCTTATTGAAAGCAACTATTGCTGCTGGTTACTATGCTGGTGCTGGTAGTGTTGTTGTAAACCCTAATGGTGGTATCACAATCTGGGGTGTTCCAGTTGTATCTGCATCTTGGGTAACTGATGACAAAGTATTAATCTTTGACAATAGCTACTTAGAGAGAGTTGAAGTTGAAGGTTTAGCTATCGAGTTCTCTTATGAGAATGGAGATAACTTCCAAAAGAACTTGGTAACTGCTCGTATAGAGTGTTACGAAGACATCAACTTAATGTTGACTACATCTGCAATCTTTGCTGATATGGGTAACGTATAGTTCTAAGGATTAGTAAATAAATGACCCCTACCAATTCGGTGGGGGTTTTTTATTGGAATAAATTAAGTAATTTTGTAAAAAAAGGATATGTCTTATTCTAATTATATTAATGACTTTAGTGCAGTTCCTATTGCACCAATAGTAGAGCCAGTTACATTAGCGGAAGCAAAATTATATTGCCGTGTTACAACAAATGCTGAAGATACCTTGATTACGTTAATGATTACACAAGCAAGAGAAGCTATTGAGGTTGCAACAGGATTGAGTTTGATACCAAAAGACATTACAACTTATTTTAATAATATTAGTGGCAATTTTGATATTCCATTCGGTCCAATTGACATAGATACGTTTGAGTTGTTTGATATGGAGCAAAATGGTTTAGAGGTTACAACTCCTAACCTACAATTGATAGGCAATGAGTTCCCTAAATTAGTTTCTCCAAGATATGCTAACTTAAAGGCTACTTATGAGGCTGGTTATACAACTATCCCTAAAGACCTTAAATTAGCTATATTAGACCAAATCTCTTACGATTACGAGAATAGAGGATTAGATGGCGATTCAGGTATTTGTGAGAAGTCTTGGAAAGCCTGTCAAAGATGGACAAGAATAAGCCCAATTTTATAATATGAAGTTAGGAAAAGCGAAAGCAAACTACGTTGATGCCAACACGATGACTCGTGAGGTTAAAATCTATGCTGCCACAAGGGTAAGTGATGGTCAAGGTGGCTACACTACGACATTTGCCCTACAAAGCACAGTTTGGGGTGATTTAAGACCAAATAATCAAGTTAGGGCAATAGGAGAGTCAGAATTACAATTTGACCGCTCTAATAGGCTTTATATTCGTTTTGGGGTTACTATAAACGATTCGGATGAAGTAGAGGTTGAATCAATAAGATATACGATAGCTTCAATAACTAATGTAGAGAATCAAAATAGGTTTTTAGAATTAATAATTAATGCATAATGGCATTTGGAATTGACTTATCTGGCATCCCAAGACTTGAAAAAAAGTTAGCTGACCTTAATAGTAAGATTGCTAATGATATAGCCAAAGAAATGTCAGCATCAACATTGAAGATTGAAAGGGATGCTAAAAGAAATGCGCCTGTAAATTTAGGTACTTTAAGACAAAGTATTCACGCAACAAGCAAGGATAAGTTAACGCATTATGTAGAGGTTGGAGTTTCTTATGGTGCTTATGTTGAATTTGGTACAGGTGGAAAGGTTTCAATACCAGCTGGTTTTCAAGATTATGCTGCAACATTTAGAGGTAACAAAGGAGGTAGTTTAAATGATATGATTGAAGCGTTAACTTTGTGGGTAAAAAGAAAAGGATTAGCTGGTACTTATAGCGTAAAAAGTCAAAGAAGATTAGGTGGTAAAGGAGTACAATCTTCACAGGATGAAAAGTTAGCAAGGTTTTTAGCTATAAAAATATTAAAGAATGGTATTAGACCACAACCATATTTAATACCAGCTTATGAAACCGAAAAGCCTAAATTAATACAAAGATTAAAAAAATTGTTAGATGCTAAATCCTAATATAGAAATAAAGAAATGGTTTTTTACCAACTTGGCAAGTGCAAGTGGATTAGTTGTTTACGATGGTTTTGCTCCAGAAGGAGCAGGTGATGAGTATATTGTAATGACTGGAAGGACATCAAGTCAAGAGCAAGGCAAAGATGGTTATACAAATAGTATTTCAATCGTAGTTGATATTATTACAAAAAATGCTAACTTTGGTTATAAACGTGCTGAAGCAATAAGTGATTTGGTGTTAGAAGATATAAACTCAGATACAACAATAACCCTATCAAATGGGTTTAGTGCATCAAGTTTAAGTGTAGAGAGTATTAGGAATTTAGATGGCTTAAGCCCTTTAGATAACGTTTTCAGAGTATTAATAACTTATAACATTATAATAACACAAATTTAAAATTAAATAAAATGCCAGAAACAAAAGTAAGCGCCAGAGATTATATTCTCTTAGCTGACATAAACAATGATGGAACATTCAAGCCTGTTGCTTGTTTGACTACCAACTCATTAACATCGACTAACGACACAATAGATGCAACTTCTAAGTGTGGTAACGAGTTCACTCCAGCACCTTCATTTTCTCAATCTTTTGAGTGTGAAGGTTTTGCGATTGATGAAACAGGAACTCCATCTAAAGATAGTTACCAACAATTGTATGCTGCTCACGCTGCTAAGACTTTATTTGCAATTAAGATGGGTAAAGCAACTCCAACATCTGGTGATATCACTTATGGTGGTGCAGGTTCTTTAGTGTTTATTAGCGATTTTGGTGTTACTGCTGATGATAAGGATGATGTTAAATTTACTGCAACTTTCGTAGTAAGTGTACCTCCTATTGCACAAACTGAAACTGTATAATAAATAAAAAACTATGTTTGAATTAAAGACTGACAACAACACAATCCACTTAAAGTGGGGAACTTGGGCTATGAAAAGGTTTTGCGAATTAGAGAATAAAAATCTAATGCAATTAATTGAGGTTTTA